CTGCCCCCGGACACATCCCCTCCGTGCCGTCGGAGAGCCGGAGACTTTCTCCGGCAGCAGCTATAAAGCTGGTCCATGGTCTATGGTCCTAGAGAATAACATTATCGATCTCTAGGACCACCTCATCACATGCCATTTCGTTTTCAGGCAAAATATGGACTCCTCACTTACCCACAATGTGGAGCCGTCGCTTCTGACCCACAGCGTCGAGAGCTCGATGCTTGGGATGTGGTTACACACCTTGGCAACTTGGGAGCGGAATGCATCGTGGGAAGGGAATCTCATGGTGATGGAGGAGTGCATCTCCACGCTTTCTTCATGTTTGAGTCAAAATTCAGGAGCTCTGACGTCAGAGTGTTTGATGTTGGCGGCCACCATCCGAATGTATCACGTGGCTACGCCAATCCAGCCGATGGCTACGATTATGCAATCAAAGATGGTGACGTGGTCGCCGGAGGACTGGAACGCCCCGGAGAACATCATGTTCAGAAACATTCGGTCTGGTCTCGTATCATCGAAGCTGAGACTGAGAGCGAATTTTGGGCACTTGCTAGAGAGCTGGATCCTCGAGCGGTTTGCATCAGTTTTACCTCTTTGCGTGCCTACTGTGGACACCGTTATGCTCCTACACGAGCTGAATACAGGTCCCCAAGCGGAATTCGATTCGATACGACACAATATCCTGAGCTTCAGCAATGGGTGGACAACGAGCTTAAGCAGCGCATTGACAGCCGGTAAGTAACGGTCGACCCGGCAAACCCGGGGATCTCCCTCCGTCATCATCTGAAGTTGTACTGGGGCCTTCGGCTTTACTTCGGGTGGTCTGCCCAGGTGGGGGTGCCCCCTCCCCCAAGGGGGGGTCCCTCACCCCACCTTCAAGCGGGGTATGCTAATCCCTTTTAAACTAGTCCGAGGTCGCTCATCCTTTGGGGAGATACGAGGCTGGGAAAAACACTTTGGGCTAGATCTCTCGGGCAGCACGCCTACTTCGGTGGTCTCTATTCAATGGACGAGCCGATTGATGGGGCTACCTACGCCATCTTTGACGATGTCATGGGAGGACTTGACTTCTTCCCAGGATACAAGCAGTGGCTCGGAGGACAGCGATGCTTCTATGTCACCGACAAATACAAGGGCAAACAATACATAGAGTGGGGCAGGCCCACAATTTGGTTGGCAAACAGTGATCCAAGGGATGCACAAAAGGCGGATGTTTATTGGCTACAGGGCAATTGTACTATCGTCCATATTGACACGCCTATTTTTCGTGCCAGTACACCTGAGTGTCTGACCGAATCGCAAGCTGGTCATTCTGACTAGACCCCAATAGGGGGGAAAAGATATCCATTATGTAATAATCTCCCATTCCCGCCTTAGACTGAACAGACAGAGCTGTAGAAGTCTCCTGATCTCCGATTTCATCTTCATCATACACCAAATTCTTGTTCATTCCGTGCCACATCTTAAACGTGCGAATAGTTCCAGAGTCGTTGCCGGATCGTATCGTGACAACCCGGTCATACTTCACGGTGATACGGAGCGGGTCCGTTTGTGCCGTAATAACAGACGACCAATCAGCAAGCGCACTTCCTTTGAAAACGTAATCGTTTAAGGTGCCAAGCTGTGGTGAGTCAACACCACGCCAGAGGCGCATGTACCCATTAGAAGTCTCGCGGAAGTAAGGGGCAGTGCCAGGGTCTGTGTCAGCGCCCTCGAACAGGGTCGTACCCTTGAACGTAAAGCAAATGCGACGCCATTGCCAGGGAACGCTGGAGCTTGTCTCGATGCGCAATGTCTCCTTCACACCACGCCAGAAAACAGTTTGTGCAGTTCTCACAGCTTGTTCCTTGACAGTCCCCGGAGTGCCTGCGGCGTCATCCGAGTCTCTCGCTGTCGCGATCCAGAGGGTCTGCAGCGGTGCGGTTATGTTGCCGGGAATGATCGGGATTAGACCCAGAGGGCCTTCGGGTCCACCAAGCGGAGTCGCCGGAGTGATGTTCGTCCAGGGTTTGAGAATGTCTCGCTTCTTGCGACTTGTCTTGTTGAGAATCGTTTTCATTCGTGGACGACGTGTTGCGCGGTATGTCCGCTTCCGAAATCTGACGGGTCTCGCGCCGTAACGTCGGCGGGGGGCGACGCGGCGGCGGTAAGTTCGCTTGCGCGAATACCTTCGTCTGAGAGGCATATCGAGGATCGTTAATGCGTGCTAAAAGTTCCCTCCAATTAGAGCTCGACATGTGGGGCTAGGGCGTATTTATACTTTATTGATTTGAAATCAAACAGGCGGGGGCGTGCGCTATTTATCGAGGCGCCAAGGCTGCTGCCTAAACTGCCCCCGGACACATCCCCTCCGTGCCGTCGGAGAGCCGGAGACTTTCTCCGGCAGCAGCTATAAAGCTGGTCCATGGTCTATGGTCCTAGAGAATAACATTATCGATCTCTAGGACCAC